TACACCATGTAGAACCACAGACTGTTAATAAAGAAAGGATTACATTAGCATTTAATATTGTACAGACTGAAAGTGAATGATGGCTGCTGATGCATATCGTTGTTATCTTGCTCTAAAGAATCATTTTACTAAAGATAAGTATGATTATCATAAGTATCGTGGTAAGGTTAGGGCAACTAATCAAGCCTTCTATAAGAGGAAGGATAGGTTTTGGTTTGAAAAGTTCGCAAGGAAGAAGAATGATAAAGAGGTAGAAGAATTTTTTGTCTCTAATTTTATATACTCTACTGATCCAGGAACGATGTGGATCGGTGAGATGATTAAGGAGGGTGAGGGAAGATATACTGAATGGCAGAAGAGGATTCAGTCCCTTTCATATACTTTTAAGGAAGAAATCAATACGATTTTTGATGGTAAGAAGGTGGATGAAGTCTTTGATTGTTCCAAGGGTCATCCTCCTATTCTAAGGAGTTATTTGGGTGGGGAAACCTCCCTAGAGACTCTTGTAATATGTGATAGAATACTAGAGTTCAGGAAAGACTGGGACAAAAAATTGAATGACCCGGTATGGGAAACCGTAAGTCTTAAGATGAAAAAGTACTCACCCTTCCTAAATATTAATGTACCAAGTTATAAAAAAATCTTACAGAAAACTGTACTATGAGTGAGTTTTTTCAATCTGAAGTTGTTCGTGCTGAATTAGCAGAGATACATGAATTACAAGAAGAAGTCTATGGCAACCTCTTTAAGTTCCCGTCTATGTCTAAGGAAGATCAGTTATATCATATTGATATACTGGAGACTCTTATTGAAAAGCAAAAGATTGTCTATACTCGTTTGAGTTTATCTGATGATCCTGAAGCAAAGAAGATGAAGAAAAGTATCACTAAAGGTGCTGCGGATATGGGTCTTCCCACTAATGTTGATATGAATATTGTCTTTAATGACATGATGAAGATGGTTAATGTTATGAAAAAATCGCTTGACAAAGACCAGTTCCCACTGTAGAATAACAAAGTACAACACAAGCCAAATCTCAACAAATCCGAGGTAATTTAATGTCTTTTGCAGACTTAAAAAAGAAATCTTCTCTTGGTTCACTGACCCAGAAGTTAGTCAAAGAAGTAGAGAAGATGAACAATACTGGTGGAGGTGGTGATGACCGTCTCTGGAAACCAGAAGTAGACAAAACCGGTAATGGTTTTGCAGTTCTACGCTTTTTACCAGCACCAGAAGGGGAAGATATTCCCTGGGCAAAGATGTATTCACATGCATTCCAAGGTCCTGGTGGATGGTACATAGAAAATTCCTTGACCACAACTGGTGCTAAGGACCCTGTTTCCGATTACAATCGTGAACTATGGAACAGTGGTAATGAATCAGACAAAGATGTTGTTCGTAAACAGAAGCGCAAGCTTTCTTACTATGCAAACATCTATATTGTAAAAGATCCTACCAATCCTCAAAATGAGGGTGGAGTATTTCTCTACAAGTTTGGTAAGAAGATCTTTGATAAGATTATGGAATCAATGCAACCAGAGTTTGAGGATGAAACTCCAATTAATCCTTTTGACTTCTGGCAGGGTGCAAACTTCAAGTTGAAGATCGTTAAAAAGGATGGATACTGGAACTATGACAAGTCAGAGTTCGCTGAAGTATCACCACTCCTTGAAGATGAGGATGCACTAGAAGCACTATGGACTAAAGAGTATTCTCTTACTGCTCTTACTGCTGCTGACCAGTTCAAGTCTTATGATGATCTAGAGAAGCGTCTCAAGTATGTTCTCGGACAGAGACCTGCTCAACGTCGCGTAGATGAAGAACTTGAGAATGAAAGTGAAGGTCGTGGTACATTTACACCAGACTTTAAGTCTAGACCACCAGTTCCAGTTGCTCCAGTAGCATCTGCTAGTGCCGATGAGGATGATGCACTAAGTTATTTCCAGAAACTTGCTGAGGAATAATTACTGATATAGTTTAATATTTTCTCCTCTTTTTAAGGTTCTAGTCACATATTGGCTAGAACCTTTTTTATATGACATGAGTTCTTTCATATCATCTCGAACTATACCTAAGTATATATCTTTTAATATACGAATATTTCTTTTTTTATTTTCTATATCTATTTCATATTCATAATTGGTGATTGGATTGGGTACATCAGTTTGTACTACATATCCCTGAACTGTTTCATCCCAATAGGTGATTGAATAATCAGAGGCTACTTGAAGACCTTCTGGGACAATTACTACTCCACTACTATCTGTTATTTTTTTAGTTTCATAGTGATGGATTCCACTATACAGATAGTTATATGCTGATGTGTATTGTGTGGTATCAAAAATTGCATACTTATCTAAAAGAAATCTATCAAAATCATTCTGTAGAAGAGGCCATTCAGTTTGGATATTGAGAATATTATTGCACAGAAGAACCAACCAATCTAAAGATGAATCTTCATACACTTCGAATGCAACATTATCTGGTCTGTCATCTCCTTTTATTTGGTATTCAGTAAAGACTGTGGCATCATCAAAAATGTCTGGTCTTAATTCATTCTTTTTAAAAATATTTTTTACTGTAATATAATCGGATATCTTAGCATCAGGAAGACGACTAACATATTCAAAGTCTGGAAGTTTTCTAAAGTAATTTGACATGTTAGAATCCTATTGCGGATGGGAATGGACCTTTACCATAATCATCATTGTAAATTGGTTCAAGTTCATTAAATGAAAGTTGTAGAGAATAAGAAGTCATTACACCATCAGTAAAGGTGTTGTAGTTACCATCAGGTGTATATGCGACACTGCAACTGGTGAGAGCACATTCTTTAAATTTATTTAAGTAAGGATGATCACCTCCTCTATGCTTATATCCTAGTTGGAATGTGTGAGGTGCTTTAAGGAAGAATCCTGATTTACTTCGTATGGGTGCCATTCCTTGTTTAAACAATCTAATAATTTGAATAACAGTTTTTGCTTCTTTAGCACTGCGAGGTGCTAGTTTAAATGTAAAACCAAAAGTTCTTAGACCAGGACCGTTGAATAAGACTTCCATGTTAGGATTCATTACCATTCCTTCACTTCTTTGCATGATTTGTGTGTCTAGACCAGTAGCAGAACCGGCTATCATACTTTTGAGTGCATCTTTTATTCTCTTTTCATCTGTGTTAGCAGCTTTAAGAGCAGCCCCTGCCTCCTCAACACCCGCTTGTGCGTTTTTTTCTAATGTGGCTAGAGCAACATTAGCAGCAGCTGCCTGTATAGCAGTCATACTACCAGCACTCCAATCTACTGTATTACTATCAGTAATTCCTGCAGGTATAGGGAGCATTACTGATCCAATAATCTTTCCCTTTGATCTAGTACCTGCTTTACCTGCATTTTGACCTTTACCAACCCCACTAGGACGGTATTCCATCATATTAAATTTGATAACATCTCTATCCGTTGTACTAAGAGCTTCGGGAAATGCTAAAGGACTATTGCCACCTGCTCCAGGGAAACTCATTCTTGTACCTGGTTGATCCTCTCCTCCTAGTTTAGATAGAGCAGACGCACCGCCAGCACCACTTACACTAGCACCACCATCACCTTCTCCACCTCTTCTTGTTGTATCCCCTAGAGGTCTTCCACCTTGCCCTCTGCGTCCTCCTTGTGGTTGATTTGATACACCTGATCCAAGAGCTTGATTACTTTGTCCTGCAACAGCATTAAGTGCTGCTTTTTCCTCTGCGCTGGTTGCTACCTGATTTCCGATAGATTTTATTTGCCCAGATGATGTTTTACCTAGTGACGTAGTATATTTTTGATCAGTTGATGAAGCATTATCATTAAAATCTATTTTTCCGCTCTTAGAATCTCTTGTTCCAATGGTTACTGGATTATTCCCTTTGGCATCACTATATTTTATTATTTCTGTTTTATATTCAGGGGGAGTTCCTGGTAGTTTAGTTACTTTTGTGGCAGTATAAATTGACTTCTTATTTCTCACAGAAGTTCCTACTTTTGTTACACTTATGTTACTAGTGACTGGATCTGCCATTAAAATATAACTTTTTATTTATTTAGGATGAATTTACCATACTGTAATGCGAGTAGCTCATCTAGTTCTTGGAACTCTACTACCATTAGTTGTCCTGGTATCTCTTCCCAGGTATAATTTCTATAGTTTTGCCAGTGAAAGTTCAGTCCTCTGAATCCCCAGCGGAATATTTCTACACAAGCAATTAAGGGGTGTTGGTCATAACTAATCTTTGGTGTTTTAGCATTGTATATAAAGGTATAAAACTTACCAGTTTCTGGAATGATCTCCCGAATGGTAAAGATCTCCATGATGAGGAGCATAATATCTTCAGGGTCATTCACATTTTCTTTTAGAATTCTTGCTTTAAGTTCTTCTACACGTGCAGTAGGATTATGTTCTAGGTCAACTTCTTGGTCTAGTGCTTCTTGAAATCCGAATGAGTCTGTCATGACTTAAGTCCTAGTTCTCTTTCAGTAATAATTTTAAATTCAATCTTTCTATCAGCACACCATTCCTGTGCTGCTTTCCATTTTGCTTGGTTAGTGGCATAGGTTTTCATTTCGTAGAGGTAGGATTTAGATACTCTTTTCCTTGGAAGAGGAGGTCTAGTTTGTTTGGCAGGTTTAACTTCAATTACATAGGTTTTGAGGTCACCTGTACTTTCTTTTACCTTTATGATAAAATCAGGGAAGTAACGACGAACTCTACCATCAGGAGCACGATAGGGTATCCAAAATTCTTCACTACCCCACTCTAAAATATTTTCACTTCGGTCACAGTAGTGACAGAATTTTCTTTCCCACGTGCTCCTACAGATAATATTACTAGGATTTCCTTTATATTTTCGTGGATGGGTGGGTTTGAATAAACTCTTAATACTTTCTCCCATTATCCATTATACATAGTATAAGGTAAATATTATTTATAAATGCCAGCGATAAGAACAGTTTCCAATATTAAAACGAATCTGTTAAGACCAGCTTTAACTTCTCATTTTGAGGTGGAGCTTGGTGTGCCTAATGCTTTGCGTAGTTTTTTAGGTAATGGTCAAGATAAATTAAACCTAATGTGTTCTGAGGCTGTATTGCCTGGTTCTCAGTTAGCTACCATTGACATTACTAATGATTTTCAAGGAGTTACTGAACGTCATGCCTATCGTAGACAGTTTGATCAATCTATTGATTTAACTTTTTATGTTGATGCTGATAAGTATATACCAATCAAATTCTTTGAGAGGTGGTTATCTCTTGCCATGAATGAGTCTTCAGATGATTCGACGATGATGAGTCCATACTATTCTTATAGAGCCTCTTATCCTGACCGATATACTGCTACTGGACTTACAGTTAGAAAGTTTGAAAGGGATCACAAGTCTCAATTAGAATATGAATTTGTGAAGAGTTTTCCTTTGGCAATAACTTCTATGCCTGTATCTTATGAGGCATCGTCTCTACTAAAGTGTAGTGTTCAGATGACTTATATACGGTATGTTCTTAAGGGAAATAGTGGTAGTCTTTCTCCTGGAGGGAGTGTTTATGATCCATTCCAACAGTCTCAATATAATGCTGGTGGATTCTTAAGTGGTGTTGCTGCCAACCTCGTTAATTCTGCAGTAGATAGAGCTACTGGTAATGATATGCTTGGCAATATTGCCGGTGGACTGGCTGGAAGAGCAGTCAGAAATCTCTTCTAAATAAAAATACTGAAATAATCTATAGGATATTATGCCTTTACCAAAAATTGCCACGCCAACATATGAGTTGGAATTGCCATCAACAGGAAAGACGGTTCAGTACAGACCGTTTTTAGTTAAAGAAGAAAAATTACTTGTAATTGCTTTAGAGAGTGAAGATAATAAGCAGATTACTACAGCAATTAAAGCAGTACTTAAAGCATGTGTTCTCACTAAGGGCATTAAGGTAGAGAGTTTACCGACATTTGATATTGAATACTTGTTCCTTAACATTAGAGGTAAGTCTGTTGGAGAAGAACTTGATGTTAATATTGTTTGTCCTGATGACGAGACAACTGAGGTTGCTGTGAAGATTGACTTAGATGATATTCAAGTACAGCGTGATGAAAATCATACCAATCAGATTAAACTTGATAGTAGTCTAATGATGGAGATGAAGTATCCCTCATTAGATGAGTTTATTAAATCTAACTTTGATTTTAATGATAAGAATCAAATGGATCAATCTTTCCAATTGATTGCTTCTTGTATTGATAAAGTTTATAGTGAAGAGGAAGCATGGGCAACTGCTGATTGTACCAAGAGGGAAGTGAATGATTTTCTTGAGTCGATGAACTCTAATCAGTTCAAAGAGATTGAAACCTTCTTTACAACGATGCCCAAACTATCTCATACTATTTCGGTAACGAATCCCAAGACAAAAGTGAAGAGTGATGTAGTACTGGAGGGCTTAGCGGCTTTTTTCGCCTAGCGCTGGTACATATGAGTCTGGAGAATTACTTCAGGCTCAATTTTGCGCTGATGCAGTACCATAAATATAGCTTAACAGAGATTGAAAATATGATGCCTTGGGAACGAGACATCTACGTGGGTCTTCTTCAACAACATCTTGAAGAGGAACAGATGAAAGAGAATCAACGACAAGCTAATGCCAAGTACAACTAACCCTACTAAATTAGGAATAACCTCTCGCCAATTGTTTGGTGAGGGTAGTAGTACTGGTAAGCTGGCACATATTGTACGAGGTAATAAGAAGGGTATAGCAATTAATGCTAGGAAGATTACTAGTTTAAAAAATATAGCAAAGGAACAACAAAAGCAGGATGCAGGTGACACTATAGGTGATAAGTTACCTGGTGGTGGTGGAAGTTTGAAGGGTATCTTAGGTGATATTGCTTCGACGATGAGTGGTATTGTAACTACATTACAAGATCAGAATAAATTAGATGTAAAGGGAGCTGCTATTGACAGAAAGAATGATGAGAAAAAGAAAAGAAGTTTAAAAGAGAGTGCAATAGAAGGGGTAACGGGTACTATTAAGAAGGCCGGGGATGCCGTAATGAAACCCTTTACTAGTCTATGGGATACTGTTGTTGGGTTTATTACGACTATATTCATGGGGAAAGTGGGTCTGAAACTCTGGGATTGGTTTGGTGACCCTGCAAATATAGAAAAAGTAAAATCTATATTCAGATTTCTTGGGGATTGGTGGCCAGCTATAGTAGCAGCTCTTATTGCATTTGCTTCTCCATTATTAGGTCCGGTGGGAGTAATAGCAGGAATAACTGCATTAGTAATATGGGGAATTGTTAAAATTAATGATGCTATTAAAAGTATATTTGGGTTTGGTTCAAAGATTGATAAGGAATTAAAGGATGGCACTAAGCAGAGTGAAAAGGATCTTACTTCTGCAACAGATAAAGTTAATAAGGGGATGGATGATCAGGTAAGTAAGGCTAAACAAGGTCAAC